GTGTTCAACAATCGCACCAATGTTGTGAGCCTTTGCAGTACTTCCATCTTGACCGCGAGTAATAGTATAGTTAGTACCAACTAAACCAGTTACGTTAATGATTTCTTCGTTAGCTGTATCCTTCTCAAGAATAAGAGTAAAAGGATACTGCGACGGTAAACCAGAAGCAGTGGCAAGCTGAATGCTTGCTGAAACTGCATCGATAGCAACAGCTAGCGTTGTCTTTGCAGCAGTAGAACTATAATAGCGTGATGGTGATGGCATTCGTTACCTCGTATACTGGATGATGTTTAGGAAGTTTGCCTGTTGCTTAGCAATCTCCTCTGCCAAGCGAACAGAGTAAAGTTGGAAGATATACTTAGCAGCGCTAGTTGATGCACCTGCAGCTACTGGCTGGTCTAGCGCATCAGCAGATACAGATACTGCTGTAACCTTTCCTGGTTCTACCGTTGAAAGTAGTCGATACATAGCACCAAGACGAACGACATCTTCGCAAGAAGATGGAAGACCGCTTGCTGTTAAATCTTGATTGTTGGTAATTGTTGTTGGATACTTTGTATACTGAACTCGAACATCACGACCAGGCATTGGTGATTCTTTAAGAATCAAAGCCTGCTTTGTTGTTGCAGTATCTGGGTCGTAGTAGTTTGTATCCAAACGCCAGTTCTTGATAAGCTGCCATACACCAGTTGAGTCTGGTACATCCCATGAAATGCCAGTAATATCTACCAACGAGTCTGGCATAATGTATGAGTAGTCAGCTCCGTTAAATTCAAATGTTTCATTTGTTACAACAGGAAAGTTCATTCCCTTAATTGTTTCAAGGATTGCTCGCTTTACTTGAGCACGTGGGAACAACGGATTGTTGCGGACAACTGAGCCAGATACGTGACTGGTTGCTGTAGTTCCACGCCACCCACGACCAGTTGGATTTCCAGCGATTCCGATAATCTCTATAGTTCCGCTATCTGTGATAGCTTTCTTTACATAAAGAAGTTCTTCGTCGATTTCCACGACGCCTTTGCTGAGAGACTTAACATCATCTACTGCAATAGTAAGGTCATCAGCATCGATGGCACTAGTAATGACAGTAATTGAATCCTGGTTCTTAATATAAGAACCAACCTCAGCAATAGTCTGTTCGACCAATTCCGATAATGTAGCCATTATGCTTGTGCTGCCCTTCCTATTTTTTCAGATACTCGTACAGCTTTTTGAATATCTTTCATCTTGGTTGATGCTGGTTGAATACCGAGTTTGCGAGCATCGCGGTAGGCGCTTAACTCTTTATCGGTTGTCTTAATAAAGTTTGCTGCGCCTTCATGACTGACGCCAATGTTTGCATCGCGTAGACAGTCGCCATAGCTTTCATGGTCTTGCGTACGGCATCCGCTTCTACACTTCGACAATGTAATCTCCATAACCTGCAGCGGTTAACTCCGCTGCTTCAGCTGGTGTAATTGGGTTGTCGTATCCACCACGCAATACTTTGTCATAGTCTGCAAGACTAGAGTCTTGTGGAGATACAATTGTTTTCCAGGTTCCATTGTCTTTGACAACGGTTTTTCCCCATGGGTATGAGACAAACCAGAGGTCATTAGATAGACCTAACTTGATTCTCATAGTTGGTCCACGGAAGATTAGTGCCATTACCATTTCACCTTGTCTGCCCAGTAGGCTGCCGACATAACGCCCTTGCTAATATTCTTGGCGTGACGTGCTTTAAATGATTGACGACGTTGACGATAAGACTTTGTCTCGCCAGCTTTTTCTGGTGAACCAGATACGCCCTGTTGACCAAAGCGAATAGTCTTTACTTGCGAACCAGATTTGGCTACAACAACGTGTGACTTGGTTGGATGGCTAGGTGTTCGCTTAGCTTGGTTAAAACCAGATACTCCTGCTCGCTTTAGTCTTGGGTCCATTTAACTCTTCTTTGCTTTAGGCTTCTTGACTCCTGGCTTAGCTTTACCAGAGATAGAAAGAGCAATAGCAATTGCCTGCTTTGGGTTCTTTACTACCTTTGCTTTCTTAGGACCTTTTGGGTCTACGCCACCATGAAGGGTGCCAGCTTTGAATTCTTTCATTACTGCTTTAACTGATTTCTTTGGCATTAGCATTTACACTTTGACTTGGCTTTGCCACACTTCTTGCACATTTTTGCTGGCATGATTACATGCCCTTCTTCTTCTTAATCGCTGGCTTCTTGACGGCTGGCTTCATCTTAACCTTGCCATATTCCATCATCATTTCTTTCTTGCCTTCAGACTTCTCATGCTTCTTCATTGCAGTCTTTGACTTGTACTTCTCATTCTTCATTGACATCTTCTATACCCTCTTCTATGAAATCTAAGCCTTCTAGTTCTAAGTCAGGAAGCTGGCGCATTAACAATTCCCATGCTTCACCTTCACTAAACCCTGCTTCTTTATACTCTGTGTAAAGCTCGTGTGCCTGTACAGCATGTAACTTAAGCGGTGTCAAGAAAGTTGTATCTGGTTTTTGTTTCTTCTTTGCCATATCTCCCCTAAGTAGAAGGGGGAGGTTGCCCTCCCCCTTCCGTCAAAGTTACGCAGTTGCGATGCTTGACTTGGTCTGGATAACGTAACGTGCTTCCTTGCGGTAGACGTTCCATCCGAGTAGACCCTTCCAACCCGCTGGGCGGAAGCGCATCAACTTATCTGTAACTGGACCGATAACAGTCTTTGGCTCATATGAAACAGCCTCAACAAGAGCCTGCTTACCAAGGAGTACAGTTGCGTAAACCTTAGATGTTCCTGAACCTGAGATTGACTCAGCACGTGGTGTTTCGATGTAACGAACCTGGTCGTAGATACCGATTTCACCATTCCATAGGTTGGCAACGCCAGCCTCTGTGTAGGTGTGTGGTAGCTGCCATGAAACGTTTCCAGCTGTTGCTGCTTCTGAACGAAGGTCGAAAGACACATCTGGGTGAATCAGTGCTGTGTAGAATCCACCATCACGTGGCTGAACAGATGCACCACGAAGCTTTGCTACACCCTTGCGAGCAAGTGCTGCAGAGATGTATGGAGCTGTAGTTGAAGCAGATACGTTCTCACCGTTGATAGTTGTTTCATCAGCTGATGCTGTACCTGTGTAGCGCATTGTTGCAAGTGATGTTAGCTTCTGCCATACAAGTGAATCCAAAGAATCGCGCATGTTGAAAGACAACATGTCTGCGACTGCTGGGTCAATTGCTGATAGAGACTCAAGAGCAAGACGCTCAGTTGTGATTACAGCATTGCCGTACTCATCTACAACTACGTTCACCTTGTCGGTGTTTGATAATGTAACTGCATCTGGGTCTTGTGTTTGAGTTAGTGCTGTAGTAGCACGTGATAGGTCCTTGTAGACCTGGAATACGACAGTGTTGCCTGGGTTTGTTACATCGACAGGGCGCTTGTCCGCAAACTTGCGGAACATTGGCTCTGAACGAAGGTTAAACTCAATCAGCTTGTCATACGAGGTTTGAATCAAGTTCGACAACGTTGAGGTTGTCGTACTCGTTGCTGGTGTAGTAGGCATGATTTCCTTCTATTAGGGGTTTATGTGGACTATATGTCAGCCTTGGATGATTTTCATTAACTCTTCTTTGGAACCGACATTGTTAATACGTGATTGCAAGTCTTGTCCAATATAAGGGTCAACATCTCCATCTTCGAAGTTTGACATTCGCTCATATTCTTGAGCATCTGGGGAGGCTTCCCCTCCCTCTTCAACGGCTTCGATACCGAAGGCATCGCCGTATTCGTTCAACCATTCAGCAATCGCATCCGCGTCGGCTTCGACTTCAGATGGTATGAACTGAGCGATTCTTGGGTTTAACCCGAATGATTCTAGGATTTCTCCAACTGATGCTTCATGACTATAAGTCGTGAACTCTTCGATAAGCGATTCTTTTTCCTTCAATTGTTTCTGAAGTCCATCGATTTGCTTACGAAGCTTCTTGACCAAGTCAGTACCGCTGTAGTCGTCGTCTTCTTCGATATCGTATTCGTAGTTGTCTGCCATTGCTTTTTCTCCCTATTAGTTAGTTGGAACCCTCATCGGGTTTGCACCACACGTACTCCTCACCAGGGGTAGTGATTCGTAGACGTGATGACTTCCAGACTTATACACATCACCAGGGCTGGACGGTCTGGGACGGAACTTAATTAAACGTCTGGATTAGTCAGACGTCTTGATAGACTTCCTCGGTCTATAGCACTGCGTTGTGAGAACTTGGCGCGTTCCTTGGAAGCAAGCTTCTTGGTTTTAAGCGCGACTTCTGTTCCACCAGCAAGGGCAAGTTGCTGACGAGTCAAGTCTTCTTGACCAGCATTCTCACCGTATAGACCCATTAAACGTGCATAGTCTTGCTGGTTACGAGCTGTGGTTTGGAATGCTTCTTCAGCACCAGCTGCTTTACCAGCAGTAGTAATCTCCTCAGCAAATGCCTTGGTTGCACCACCAGTAATTCCTGCACGAAGTGCAGCACCACCAACTTCAGTAGCTGTGTACATCTTCTGCGCTTCTGGTGTTGAATAAACAAATCGCTTGTCAATAGCTCTAAATGCTTTGTCTTTATCAAGAAGATAAGCAACCATGTCGGAATCGGTAAGACCGTAGTAATCTTTTAGTGCCTTCTTAACGTTTGCATCAGCAGTTTGCAACACATTCTTTGCAATAGTAACGCGGTCTTTTAGTTCATCTGGACTTACAGCGTTAGCAATAAGGTTAGTGAAGTCGTTAAGCTCGTTGTAGAAATCAGTTGGCAACCCAGCGGATTCCATATACTGCTTGTAAGTTCTTTCTGTTTCAATGTACTCACGTGGGGTTAGAACTCTATCTCCTGGCAATCCCTTGCCAGACGCCATACGGTCACGAATAGTTTTGTTTGCAGCAAACCGTGTATTGTAAGCATCGCTACTATAAATTGCCGTTAGGACTTGGTCCTCAGTTGGCATAATGTTGTCGGCGTATACTTTATCGATAGACGCAACCATTGACTTAATTAAATCTTCACCAAGACCAAGGTCTTGAAACATTTTCATTACTGAGTCACGAGCGCCAAAGTCTTTGTAAGAATCAATAACCTTACCTGCTGAACCGTCGGACATGACCTCAACGGTTTCAACAATTCCGCCAGCTTTACGTACAGTACGTACGCCAACCACCTTTGGCTTAGCAGCGTCAGCTGCTGCTTTAGTTGCAGCATCTGTTTGTAGCTTTACCAGTTCTGCAATCTGCTTGGTAAGTGCTTCTACTTGTGCGTTTACTGCAGCAAAAGCAGGATTGCTTGTATTGGCTGTGCTTGTATTTGCTGCACTGGTATTTGCTGCACTGGTACTAACGACACTTGTATCCGCTGTGCTGGTATTGACTGCAGTTCCAACTTTACCGTCAATATAATTTTGACCGTTGTATTCGCCTGTATATGGTTTACCCTTAAGCATGAGAATACCATTGACAGTAGTAAACCCATCACCACCTGGTGTTTCTACAACCTTACCGTTTACGTAGTTTTTACCATTGAACTCACCAGTCCATAGCGAACCGTTGAAATAGACAAGTCCATTTTGCTCGAAGAAACCATCTACGCCTTGTGGAAAACTACTGGTGACTTCGCTGGTTCCAGTGACTGTAGTTGTTGATGTGCCAGTAACAGTTGCTGTTGTTGTATCAGTAGGAGTAACAGTTGGCGTACCAGCAGTTGGTGGTATTAAGCCAATAGCTTCTGCTTCTGCATCGTTAAGGGAAATTCCTAATGCTTGTTTTCTTCTTGCAGTTGCCACCAGAGTTGGGTCTGCTGTAACGGTTGGTGTTGGTGTCGTTGTGTTAGCTGGGATGATTGTGCCACCAACAATAGTTCCACCATCTACTTGCAATGTTTTTTGAGTATTATATTTTGCATTTAATGCTTCTGCTTTAGCAGCAGCTTGTGCTGCTTGCTTAGCTAGCGCTTCTAAACGTGCCTTCTCTGCAGATGCTTTAGCTTTAGCTGCTGCTTCCGCAGCTAACCTTGCCTTGATTCCTGCAGCATCAGCTTGCCCTTTGTAAAAATTCTGCAACGCAACTGTAAGGGTTTCTACGGTACTGGAACTAGTGTAAAGCCCATCTCCGCCACCATCAATCATATAAGCTGGTAATAACATGTTTACCCCATGAATCCAAAGTCTTGAAGAATGCGACTTGCAATTCTTGTCTTCTCTTCTTTTGCGTTCTGAGTCAAGTCCCACTTAGAGCTGCGACGTGCCATCTTCTTTGCATCAAACAGATTAATTGGAGCTACATTTCCCTTTTCATCTGTTGCGTTTAAAGCGCGTTGTACATATTCATCGTTAAGGTCAATTGAATCTACATCTGTTTCCCAGACAGTAGCCATAGCCTGTAGCCATGGGTCTGCTGCTTGACGAAGGGTTTGACCCTGGTCAATAAGGTTTGCCAAGCCAGGAGCAAATGACTTTGCTCGTGCCTGTAGTGCATCATCAACTTGTTGTGGCTGTAATGTTCCACCAACAAGACCCTTCATACTGGTTTCAAACCAATTGGTAAAGCCAGCATTGGACATAGTCTGTGGGTATCCATAGTCCCAAGCTTGCTTGTAGAGACTCTGTGCAAGAGTCTCAAGGTTTCCGCTTAGTTTGGTATAGACAACTCGGTCACCAATTTTATCGTTCTTGCTGAAGTCAATAGCGCCAGCCATAAGCTTGTTAATGTAGTCAGCGTCGTAACGAACTACCTTACCGTCTTTAATAACAGCTTGCTTCATCATTTGTTCTGCGTAAGTAATCGCATCTTGTGCGCTGATAGTTAGTCCATTAGCTGCAAACTTCTTGACAATCTCACTTGCGTTTAGCTGCAAATCTGCAGCAAACTGTCCAGGGTTTGTAGTTTTGGCATATTCAAATGTACGTTGTGTATCTGTCTGGTTCAACCACCAAGATGTTCCCTTAATTAATTGCTCTTGCATATAAGGGTCTTCAATCATTGGCTCGCCGTTAGCACCAAGAATCTTATTAAGAACTTCTTGTAGGCTTGGGTCTGCAGCAATAACCGATGCAGCAATACTAAACTTTGCTTGCAACTGAGCCAAGGAGAAAGTATCTTTAGTCTGAGCCGAGGTTGTACTTAACGTTGCTGGGTCTGTAACAATCTTCGAACCAGCTGGTATGATTGGCTCTTCGGTTTCTTTTGGAAGGTCAGCACCAGTTTCGCTTGACATGTTTCCTTTATTAAGTTTGTCAACCTTAGCCTGAGCTTGAAGCTTTTGCTTTTCTAGTGCAGCAAGACGCGCTTTTTCAGCTGCATCTTTTACAGATGTAGAACTTTTTGTATCCCCGACAGGAATAACAATCTTCTGGTTTACACGGATAAGATTAGGATTAGTAATCTTTGGATTAACTGCAAGAATCTTTGCTACAGTAGTTTTGTTGGCTTTAGCCAACGCACTAAGCGTATCGCCCTTTTTTACCGTAACGGTTTTATTTGCCATTACTGAACGACCTTTCCGATTGCTGTCTTATCCGAACCGATTAATCCTTCAACCAGTCTTAAAAAGTTTTTTACTGCAAACGACTCTGCATAATCAGGCAAACTGCGAGCAAAGTTCTGTGCAAAAAGTGTTGGGTCAAATCCTGTTGACTGTGTAGCGTTTGTAACCGTATTGCTTACGCCACTAGCGCCAGACCCTGTAACTGTAGTCTTGCTTGTGTTTTCATAAACAGATGGCTCAAGCGCTGCCTTTTCATTAACAGCCTTTAGATAAGCAGCGGTTTCAACAGATGATGCTGTACGACCAAGCTCTGAAACAACTGCCTTGTTGGCATCAGCAGCAGCGCCTGATGCGCTGTATTTTGTTGTTGTGGTTACCTTGCTTTTGCTTGTTGCTGGAGCCTTGGCTCCTGTCTTGTCAGCATAATCTGCTGGTGACATACCAGAAGCTAAGAAAGACTTTGGGTCACCTTTAGAACCAGACCCTGGTGCCTGCACCCACTTAACTGCATCTGCCCAAACGTCGTTGTACTTTGACTTTGGGATACCAGCTTTGGCTAGTAGTCCAATAAATTCATCGTAGTACTTGCGAGTCTGTGTTCCTTTTGCTGCCTTTGGTGCAGTAAATTGAAACCAATTGTTTGCTTGTGTTGCATCTACACCGCTTTTAAGACCAGGAAGTATGATAGGTGGCACGTCCAACATTTCAACTTTTGGATTTTGTGCCTGTTGCCAAGCAGCGTAGTCTGCTTCATATGAAGCTTTACCAGCGCTGTTCTTTGGATACTTGTTTATATCTGGCGCAGGGTCACCCTTTTTATACTTCTTAGCCATTTGTCACCGTGAATTCTGTACTTAGTTGAGGCATGTTGTTTAACCATCTGTATGAAAAAGCAGCAAACTCTTCAGATGCTGTCTGCAAGAAGTCATAATGGAACTGAGCGAACTGCTGCTTTAGTTGCAACTTACGACTGTCTGTGTTGTTCTGTGCATCGTAGGCTTTGTTGAAAGCTTTGGCTTCGCTAAGCCAGTATGCTATCTCTTCCCACTTAGAACTTCCCTTATTAAAGGAATATGTTCTCCAGTTTGTATCATCTACAATTTTTTGAATAGATGGAATCATTGCATCCCAGTATTCATCGTTTATGTTTTTGCGTTCGGTTACCCATGATGGGAAGTCTTCTTTAACTACGTCAACCATCTTGTCAAACTCGCGTTTGATACCGCTTCGCTCATACATAACATCATAGGTAGAACCGATACCGTACTCAGCCATCTTGGCATCACGCCATTCCTGAGCCTTCTGGTATTCAAACCATCCGCGTCGAGACTCGACGCTTTTAGCTACTTCTTCCTTGGTCTTCTTCTGTGTAATTGGAGTGCCATACCCAGGGAAGCCAAGTTTCTTGAAGATTGCAGCAACTTCGGTTGAGTACTCAGAACTGCTTGACAAGTCACCATAACCAGATGAAAGCATTGCTGCGTACTTTGTATTCGCACGACCAAGTTTTGCAATTAACTCTGGATTCTTGCGAAGCACAGCTAAGTCATCCATAGTTGTTGCAAGACCTGAGATGTTCTTCTGGTTAGAACCAATAAGAGCAATAGCGTCAACGCCCCAGTCTTCAGCAAATAACTTATCTGCCATTTCCGCCTGTGGCGTCAACCAACTCTGCATACCATGCAGTTGCTGACCGTGTAACAGGGTCGAACGATGTAGCAATTGGCAAAGAGAACTGAACTACTGCGCGAATAAAGGACATTACTCCAGCAGACTTTGCTGCCATATCCATAGTAGGAGGCTCGCCTACGCGACCGTTTCTATCCCATTGAGAGTATGCAACTTTAAACTGAGCGTATGTTTCATCTAGGAATCTGTCATCTTTGAACAAACCGCTAGCAGCTAACGCTGACTTCATGTAGCCAGGAATAATTGTGTTGGCTGCAGTTTCTACGAAACCACCGCCTTCTTGTGGATATCCGCCGTAAAGTACACTTGACTCATAAACATCATCACCAAGTGCGCTACGTAAACCTTTGGCAACATCTTCGCCGTAGATTTTCCATGGACCAACGCCAAGACCATTCTTAACTATCTCGGAGATTGCGATACCACCAAACCAAGATACAGATGGGTCTGCGACCATAAACTCTAACTGCTTTGGATTCCAACGGATTCCGCCACCACGAGAGTCTGTGTAAGGCTTAAGTGCATCTTGAGCCCATCCTGGTAACTTGTTACCAAAAGGTAGTGGGTACTTTACAGAAACCTGTGTTCCTTTAGGAACATCTTTAATGCTCTTGTAGGTGTTTCCATCTTTATCTTCGTACGCTTCAAAATTATCAAATGCTGTTTGAATACTGTTGTACCAGTAAGCATTCATTGGGTTGCGAGCCAGTAGGCGAAGTGCAACAGCTTGTGAGTTGAAAAATGCTAGAGGGAAAGACATTGCATAACGTGCCACGTACATACCATTGGTAAGACGACGTGAGGAGTAAAGCGTTTCTTCAACACGTCCTAGCGCTTTGCGATATGCAGCCTGACGGATTTCATTGTTGACAACCGCGTCGGATACGTCGATGCCAGCACGTTCTGCTGCATCTACCATCGTCTTCATTTCTTGACGAGTGTATGTAAGGAACAATGGATTACGTACAAGTTTGTTTTCTGAGGCAGATAAAATTCTCCATGCTGCATCTGTTAATCCTTGAACCTTGGCTAAGCCACGTTCCATGTTATTTAAATCGTTAAGTTTAAGACTTGGTCCGTCAATTGTATCTGGAAGTTCTGGCTTGCCGTAGAGAATTGAGTCGACTTCGTCGACAGATACATCACGAGCAAGGATTGTTGAACGCAATCCCTCGTCTGGATACATCTGGAAAAGTTTGTCTCTAGTCGTATCAATCCATGTTGCGAACCCATCACGGTCAACTTCTTTGCCAAAACGACTTTGCATACGTAGTCGGTACTCTTTACCTGCTGGGCTATAAAGCCACTTAAGAATACTTGCTGTTGATTCATCACGCATCATCATGCCAAGAGGCAAATCAATTTCGTTACGAATCTGACGATTAGCAATATGAGCTAAAGCATTCATATACTCTGCTCGGTCTGCTCGGTTAATTTTTACAAAACGAGTACCGTCTGCTTGAAGGCGACGAGAAATTTGTGATTGCATAGCAGTTGAAAGAAAGTTTTGTGCTGAGTCAACCTCAGCCATATACGCACCAACACCACGGATATTAGGGTCTGCAAGACCATCAATTGTATATTCTTTACCGCTTGAACTTACAATAACATCTTGCTCTTGACCAATA